AATGTACTCACTCGTCAAGAAGATGGAGGAGGTTATCGACGAATTTGATATGAAAGATCGAGTTCTAGCCTCCATCGTTGTAGGAGTCATCGACTTAGACGAAGTTGAATACGGAGACGGATCAGCCGAAATGAAAACCATGTATAGCTTCAACCTTCAAAATAGGCAAGAACTAGATGCCGTGAAGGAAGTTATGGATAATGCTTATGTCGATGAAGATGACGACGATATAGATCTTAGCGATCTTCTTGGTGATCTTGACATATCATTAAACTAATGGAAGGACTTATTAGAAAAATTGTCGTTGGGAAAGAACCCAAGGACGGAATGGCATACTACATTGGTATGCGAGCTGGAAAAGGTGAAGTTTCGGCTATTTTAGAAGATGACAGATATCTTCATAAATTTGGCAAAAAAAGATACTTGGTATACATTGAAAACGAAGAAGGAACTCTTCTTTGGAAAAGCATCGATGAGATGCCGTGTATGCTCGAATTTGATTTAAACTTTTAATGAATGAGAACATTTGACTTGTTTGTCGTAAAAATCGACAAGCTTATTAATGACACAATTACCACAGAAAGCGGATTAGAACTATACATAGACAACAAATACAATGAGTTTCAAAACAGAACAACCGAAGCGCCCGTCGTGGCGGTCCCGTTTAAGTACAACACTGGTGTGGAAGTCGGTGACATACTTTATTTCCATCATCTTGTTGTTATTAACGGCGGCAAGCCTCTTACTGGCGAGGATAACCACTATCTTGTACGCTACGATCCTGATCATACCATTAATAACCAGGCTATTGCTTACAAGTCTGCAAAGACTGGTGTCATACATCCGATGGCGGGCTGGGCACTTCTCGAAGGAGTGGAAGAACCAGAAGAAAAACAGTCCAGTATTATCGATGTTGTTAAACTTAAAGATAGCCCTGTCACGAAAGGCATGGTCTCTTTTACGCCGCCTTGGGTGGAAGTTCTTGGGCTAAAGGTCGGAGACGTAGTAGGCTTTAAGAAAAACATGGATTACCGCATCAAAATTGACGGTAAGGAATACTATCGTGTTCGTGCAGAAGACCTCTGGTATGTCGAAAAGTAAGTTTACCACTATTAGTGCTGCTGAAAGGCTTATGCAAAGCATGGAGGTTGCCATTAACAACATGATCGAAGAGGTAAAGAAACCTGTCGATCCCGAAGCTGGTGGGTCCGCTCGAAAGGCGGAGCTACAGTCTATCAAGCAGACGGCTATCGACTGCAAAGAGCTTTTGATTGAGCGCCAGCGACTAGAACAAATGGTTAAAGACCTTAGAAATAATGGAGAAATCGAACAAGAAAAAGACTACTCAGGTGGATTCGCAGAAAGATTCTCAAAATAACGCCAGTGGACTCATTTATTGGGATGACTATAACTTTGATAATCAGACAGATACAGCTGGTTATTTAAAGCATAACTTCAAGCTAAATTACAACAGGCGTTAACCTATGCACCCGTAGCTCAGTTGGATAGAGCATCTGCCTTCTAAGCAGACGGTCACAGGTTCGAATCCTGTCGGGTGTACGAATTAAATTAAACAACATGCCAGACCTACATTGCCCAGAATGCGGTAAGGAACGCTTTGAGCGATCGCTTACTATGAAAGTAAAAGACGGGGAGACTTATTATGTCGAAGGGAGCTGCGAATGCGGTGCCCAGATGGAACTCACTAACCCAAAAACTGGTGTTGCAGCTTTGGGAAAAATGGGTAAATTTGGAAGAAGTTATTAATGTCCAATTTAATCGACATAGAAGGATATGAAACTAAGGGGATTAAGATCGACCCTAACGGTACAGAAGGAGAAGTTCTCGAACTCCATGGGATACTCGTGGTACTCCCAAAGAAACCACCCCGATCGCAAATTCTCTTCCATGACTTACCAAAGGCAATGCAGCTGTGGCAGAGGCTACCTATGCCAGAGGAATTGCAGCGGATACGCAGTATGGATGAGTGGCTCGAAAAACCTACCGAGTTTCGAAAAAAGTTTCGTTCTTACATCGAACAAGAGTTTCAGCGTAGGCGTGACGGTGTTTGGTTTTACAATAATGGGATCCCTACGTATATTACAGGGCGACACTATATGTTTCTTCAATGGTCTAAAATTGATATCGGATATCCATCATACCTCGCTTTCCAAAAGGAAATCTTTCTCCACATGGCTGCTTGCGAAGCTGATCCCCGTTGTTTCGGTCAGCTATATACTAAGTGTCGTCGTTCTGGCTACACTAATATATGCTCTGCTGTCCTTGTGGACGAGGCTAGTCAAGTTAAAGAGAAGCTTCTGGGCATTCAGTCGAAGACTGGTAAGGATTCCCAGGAGAACATTTTCATGAAGAAAGTAGTTGCGATATTTCGCAGCTACCCGTTCTTCTTCAAACCAATTCAGGATGGTACTACGAATCCCCGCATGGAGCTCGCTTTCAGAGAGCCTTCGAAGAGAATTACTAAAAATAACAAAACCTCAAACAGAGGAGACGCGCTAAACACCGTTATAAACTGGAAGAATACTACGAATAACGCATATGATGGTGAGAAGCTACATATGTTGTATCTGGATGAGGCTGGGAAGTGGGAAAAACCAGCAGATATCCGTGAAGCATGGAGGATCGAAAGGACCTGTCTTATTGTAGGTAAAAAAATAATAGGGAAAGCTCTGGTTGGCAGCACCGTCAACCCAATGGATAAAGGAGGTGAAGAATACAGAGGTTTATGGAAGGATTCTGACCCTGATGAGCGTAACAATAACGGAAGAACCAGGTCTGGATTATACCGCATATTTATACCCGCTTATGATGCTTTAGAAGGTTTCTTTGATAAATATGGAAATGCTGTTGTTGACGACCCACCCGAAAACGTACACATACATGGTATCGACGATAGTATCATCGATCAGGGCAGTCGGAAGTATTTAAAAAACGAGCGTCACTCATTTAAAGATGATCCTTCAGAGCTAAATGAAATCATTAGGCAGTTCCCGTTTACTGAAGACGAGGCGTTTAGAGACAGCATCGAAGGAAGTCTGTTTAACATTGGTAAGATATACCAACAAATAGAGCACAACGACAGCTTATACCCAAATCCAGTAATTCAAGGTAACTTTATATGGAGAAAGAAAGATGAAGAGGTAGTTTTTTCCCCTGATCCTAATGGTAGGTTTCGCGTAGCCTGGCTTCCTCCTGATCACCTAAGAAACAAAAGAGCTGAAGACCGAGGAAAGCGAATAGCTCCAAACGGTCATATTGGCGTCGGCGGCGTTGACTCATACGACCTAGACGCTACTGTTGACAGCAGAGGATCTAAAGGTGCGCTTCATATGTATAATAAGTTTAATATGGACGTTCCTCCAAATACATTTGTCGTGGAATATGCTTCTCGTCCAGACCTCGCTAGCATCTTCTATGAAGACGTGTTGATGTGCGCGTTTTTCTACGGGTACCCAATACTTATAGAAAACAACAAATACGGTATTGCAAGATACTTTGAATCAAGAGGTTACGATGGTTATTTGATGGATCGCCCTTCTCATCTAAAAAGCAGTAGCTACGGATCCAATGTCAGAACAAAAGGCATTCCATCTAACTCTCAAGACGTCATCCAAGCACACGCTCATGCTATTGAAGCGTATATTCACGATCATGTAGGTGTAAACCTAGAAGACGGCTCGATGGGCAAGATGCTATTTAATAGAACGCTAGAGGATTGGATTGGATATAAAATCGACAAGCGAACTAAGTTTGACTTGACGATTAGCTCTGGACTGGCGCTGCTTGCAGCTCAAAAAGAAAAGAAAGAAAAGAAGAGAGCTGACTTTTCTGACAAGAAGTTTTTTAGGACTCACAAGCCAAAAGCCTGGCACTTGTAGTTTTACTATATTTGCAATGAGTTAAAATGACTCTACTTATTGCAGATGTATAGTAACAATAAAAAATCTTCTAACTTTCCCGACCCTTTAGCTTCTTCCGAGGAAAAGCAAGGAAAGGAATATGGGCTAAAGTACGCTAAGTCCATATACCAGCAGTGGGGAAAGATGGATCAGCAAAATTCTATTTACGGTAATAGAAAAAAGACATTCGAAAAAAACCGTAGATACGCAAATGGCACACAAGACACAACAATCTATAGGTCGCTTCTTACTTCTTTGGATCCTAATAACGGGGATGGAAGTATGCTTAATCTGGATTTCACACCAGTTCCTATCCTTCCTAAATTCGTTAGGATCGTAGTAAATAAGATCCTTTCTTTAAATCCATATCCAAATCTAGAGGCGGTTGACCCGCTTTCTTCTTCAGAAAAAGATACTGATCGAAGAAAGATAGAGATGTTGATTGCAGCTAAAAACCAGCTGAAAAAGATAGAGGATAAGACTGGCGTAATCATTGGAATGGACTCAAACACTATTCCTGACACGCTGGAGGAAGTTGAGATATTTATCGGGAACAATATCAAGTCTTCTTCTGAGATTGCAGCTCAGATCGCTACCAACCTTACGCTTGAGTGGAATGACTTTAACGAAGGTGTTTTGCGAAGATGTGTAAATGACTTGGCTGTTTTGGGTCTTTCAGTTGTAAAACGAGACAACGATCCGCAATACGGCATTAAAACGAGCTATGTAGATCCAATTCATTTTATCCACAGTTTCACTGAGGATCCAAACTTTAGCGACCTGGTTTATGCTGGGCATGTAAGGTATATTCCTATTCAGGAGCTTAAACGTATGGCTGGCGATCAGTTTACAGAGGAAGAATACAAGCAGATTGCTCAGAAGGCCCAAAAGAAATATGGGTATGACGCATCTAAGCTCACTCAGTCTTCTTACGACAGAGTAAACAACATTAACAATTTTGGGTACGACGAGTATATGATTGAGGTGTTGGACTTTGAGTTTATATCTGTTGATTGTGAATACTTTGAGTCTAAAGAGAGTAGATACGGCAATGTAGGGTTTTACTCTAAGGGAGAGAACTACAAGGCGCCTAAAAACTCTGTGTTTAATAGAGAGGTTTCAAAGTTAGAAAACGCTTCTGTATACGGAGGATGTTATATTCTAGGTACTGACTTCTTGTTTGATTATGGGAAGAAGAACAACATTCCGAAAAACATCCACGACATTTCAAAAACGAATCTTTCGTACTCTGTCTGTGCTACCAATCTACTCGACATGATGCCAAAGTCTATGGTAGACAGCTGTATTGGGTTTGCAGACCAGCTTCAGTTGACTCACCTTAAGATCCAGCAAGCTGTAGCCAAGGCTAAACCAGACGGCATTATTATCGATATCGAAGGATTAGAGAATGTCCAGCTCGGTAAAGGAGGGGAGCTTCAGCCTTTGGACTTGCATGATATTTACGAGCAGACAGGTGTTTTCTACTATAGAAGTAAAAACCCAGATGGAGGATTTCAGAATCCGCCTATCAGAGAAATCGGCAATAGCATTAGAAACATCAATGAGCTGATTGGTTTGTATAATCATTACCTTAAAATGATTCGTGACGCAACAGGAATCAACGAGGTTATGGACGCTACCTCCCCAAAAGGAGATGCATTAGTTGGTGTAAGACAACAAGCTTTGGCTGCTGCGAACAACGCTATTTACGATATCACAAACTCCTCTATGGTTCTTTACAAGAAGGTTTGTAGCGACATCGTAAAATGCATTCAGGTTATTCACCCAGACTCTGTTCTTTATAAGATCTATGAAAATGCTATCGGAAAAGAGAACATGAGTGTGTTAAGTTCTTTCCGCAACTTAGCTATGTATAACTTCGGTGTACGTGTGGTAAAAGAAATGGAGGAAGCTGAACGGCAGTACTTGGAACAGAATATTCAAATTGCTCTGGGTCAGAAAGAGATCGATTTAGAAGATGCCATTGCTATTCGTCAGTTAAAAGACGTAAACCAAGCAGAAAGACTTCTCATCGTAAGAAGAAAAAAGAGAATAGCTCAGCAGCAGCAGATGGCTCAACAGAACTCACAGCAACAAGCTCAGGTTCAGCAGCAATCAGCTCAGGCCGCTTCTGAGGCAAGACAGCAAGAACTTCAACTGCAAGCTCAACTTAAAGCTCAAGAAATGCAGTTAAAAGCTCAGTTAGAAGCTCAGCTAGAAGAAGTTAGACACGGTTTTAGAAAAGAGATTGAGATGATTAAGGCTCAAGCTGTTTCGAATAAAGTTGAGTCAGAAACTTCTTTTAAGCAAGCCATCGAGACAATGAAGGACGACCGAAAAGACGAAAGAGTTAAGAAGCAAGCAGTAGAACAAAGTAAACTCATCTCTCAAAGACAAGGGCAGAGAGGAGAGTTAGAAGGAGAAGAAGCAGGCCCTGGAAATATAACATCAGAAATATTAGGGTAATAAGATGGCAAATCAAATCAACTTAGACAGGTCGCAAAGAGTAGACATCACTTGCAAGCGAGGAGACACGTTTAACCTCAATCTTGAGCTCAAAGATGATAGCAATCAACCTCTTACTCTTGGTTATCATCAGACAGGAGTTATTACTGATGACGGTTACTCCTATATTTTAGAGGTGCGCAACGCAGATACCGATGATTATGACGGCGTGGCGAATGGAACAAACCCTGATGGTTATGTCTTGTCGATTACTGGGGTTATTGACCCTTTTACATCCAGCCCAACTACACCATCAGAAAATCCTGGATTAGTTGTCTTTTCTGCGGCTCACACCGTGATGGAGTTATTAGCTTCTGGCATCTATGTTTACGACATCCAGCAGAAGATTGAAAAACCTGGGACTGACAATGACATCACGAACTCAACCGATAATGTGATTGACTCTGTAGAGACTTTGCTTTACGGTATTTTCAAAATTGTAGAAGACGTAACGGTTGCTGTATAATGGCTAGGGCTAGAATCAACGTAACCGTCTCTAAAGGCCCTAAAGGAGACAAAGGGGATACTGGCGCTACAGGTGCCCAAGGATTAAAAGGGGATAAAGGAGATAA